TTTACCTATTCCATACGGCGAGAACTCATATGGCTTTTTTGCTGATTTTAACAATCAGGCGGCTGTTTCAATTAATACGGCAAAGGCAATAACTTGGGATACAGAGGCTTATTCTCACAATGTATCAATTGACGACGTTGACACAAGTAAGATCGTATTTGAAAGAAGTGGAGTTTATAAATTAAGTTTTACGGCAGAGCTTGTATCGAGTTCTGCGAGCGCCAAAACGTTCTATTTTTGGCCAAGAGTTAACGGATCAGACATAGCTAATTCAACTATGGTTACCACTTTAGAATCAAACGGGCAAAAGAAAATAGTATCAAGGACTGGTGTTTTTCAGGTAAACTCTAATGATTACTTACAGGCAATGTTTGCCACAAGTGATTTGACGGCATCATTGGTAACGACTGCTGCTACGGCATTTTGCCCAGCTTCGCCGTCAGTTACTTTATCGGTTAGTGAGTTATACGTTCCATGAAGCCAAATGATATTAGGACTCTTACAGAAGAGCTTGTTAGGTGCAAAGTTTGGATTGAAAACGCTTTGGCTTACTCTGGCGATACTCACAGTTTCGACGATATTGCTCTTGGCGTTCTTTGCCACCGTTATCAGTTGTGGCCTCTTGAGAATAGTTGTGCGGTGACAGAATTTGTTACATATCCTAGACAAAAACACTTTCACGTTTTTTTAGCTGGTGGTACGCTTAACGAAATTTTAGAGCTAAATGAGCCATTTGCTCAGTTTGCTAAGGCTAATAACTGTACCGCTATGACTATAGCCGGAAGGCCTGGATGGGAAAAGATACTGGACAAACTAGGCTGGGATTACCAGTTTACAACGCTTAAAAGGGAGATTTAAATGGGCGGCGGCGGAAAAGGCGGATCAAGAACTCAAACAAACGACATTCCTGAGTGGGTTAAACCTTACGCAAAAGAAAACCTTGAAAGGGCAAAACAAGCTCAAGTGCTAGGATACAGGCCATATTATGGGCCTGACGTTGCGGCTTTTAATCCTACTCAAATGGCTGCTTTTGGATCAAATATAAACGCTGCAGAAGCATTTGGTCTTGTTCCAAGAGGGCAAGTTTCTCCATTGCAAGACATGGCTCCAACTCCAACAACTTATGCTGGAGGCCTTCAAGGATACTCTTCTGGCAATTTATTTGACCAAGCAGTTGCAGAATTAGCTGCCAGAAGGCCAGGACAAGTTTCTGCATACAACAAGTTGTTTGTTGATCCTTACAGTGGAAATTATGAAAACTTATATGTTCCACCACCTAATACTGGTGGTGGTGGCGGAGGCACTTCGCAAGTAACAAGGTTTCATGGCACTGGTCAAATAGGATACACATAAATTATAAGTAAAGGAATATAACATGGCAGGCGCACCACAAGGCGGAATACCAAACGTAAATGAAGCTGCGGCTCAAGGAGTATATGGCGCTGGATTAGGATCTATAGCTGGCATGGGATACAGGCCTGGGCAAGTACGGGCTGGGCAATTGGCCACTACAGACTTATCGCCATACATGAATCCTTACACTGAGCAAGTCATACAGGCTAATGAGGCCGATATATTGCGTGGCGCTCAGATGGGGCTTAATAACCTTGGTGCGCAAGCTCAAGCCGCTAGAGCTTTTGGCGGTTCTCGACATGGTATTGCAGAGGCTGAATTAGGCAGAAATGTTGCTCAACAATTAGCGCAATCATCTGCCGGATTAAGGCAGGCTGGATATACTCAAGCTCAACAAGCCGCTTTGTCTGATATAGCTAATAGAATGGCGGCCCAACAGTACAACGTTGGATCAGGCTTGCAAGGCGCTCAACAGCGTCTAGCTGCGGCTAATCAGCTTGCCAATATATCTAACCTTGGTTTTGGTATGGGTCAGACCGTACAGCAGAATCTCATGCAACAGGGAGCGCTACAGCAAGGCGTACAGCAGGCACTAATTGATGCGGCTAAGGCTCAATATGGTGGTTATGTAGCAGCGCCAGAAACTAGCCTAAATTACTTGTCAAACGCTTTGCAAGCAACTCCAATGCCTACAACTCAGACTCAAACCGGAAGCCCAGGGCTATTTAACATGCTATCTACAATAGCAGGCATAGGCGCTCAAGCTGGAATGTTTTCAGATGTAAGGCTTAAAAAAGACATTAAGCAAATAGGAAAACTTCCTAACGGTATGAATTTGTACAAGTGGGCATGGAACAAGTTGGGCAAGGCTATCGGGGCAGATAAGTTTCCTGCCATTGGAGTTTTGGCTCAAGAAGTTCAAAAAACTAATCCAGAATTTGTTGTTAAAGGCGATGATGGATATCTGAGAGTTAATTATTCAAAAATTTATTCTGTAGGATAAGACATGAATCCTTTTGATCCTTACGGGTTATATACAAATCCTAATCAACTTGGAGTTGGCGCGAATGTCATAGGCGACGCAAGCACTGTGATGGCTAGAAATCCAAATGTTGCCGCTCAAATGCCAAAACCTACTAGCGGATTGTTGGCTTCAGGGCCAAATATGTTGAAGCCCACTCCAATGATGGAGGAGGAGAAGGTTGACGGAGCAGGATTTCAAGGGCTTGCAGATGCATTCATGAAAGATAAAGAAATTCCGCTTACTTACTCTTTCAATACTGGTGGAATCTCAGAGCCAGGCTTAAAGATGCCGCAACAGACAATTGGACAAGAAGGAATGGCTCCTAATTATAATTTTCAAGCCCCAACAAATTTTGGTTTGGATCAATCTAGTAGCGGATTAGGATTATTTTTGAATAAATTTGGATTTTAAAGGGCTAAGTGATGACGGATGAAGAAAGAAGAATTAGGCTGGCTCAATTAGCTGAAGAAAGAAAAAGAATAGAGGCTCAACGGCAAGCAAGAATGAATATGCTTGGTTTGGGGCGTGATTATTATAATGAGCAATTTGATGCTTCTCTTCCGCCAATGTTGACTGGCGTAAATTTGGCTGAACAACAAAATAATGGAGTACAAATTGATGAAAGCGGCAATCCTGTTTCACCGCCTCAATTTTCATCAATCCCGCCAGATCAAAGGATGCCTCAATTTTCATCTCAAAGACCGTCTGGTTCTAATGTTTCTCTTTTGAACCCACAAGTTCCTAATATTAATTATCCAGATGTACAAACAATTAATCCGCAACCGCCTACATTGGCAGACAATGCTACTCAATTTGCAAATAACGTTATAAATAGAAGAAATAACAGAATTTCTAATCAAGGAATTGATGTATCACAAGGTGCTGGAATAACTTTTCCAAATCAATCTCCGAATAACAACCAACAACAAAGCGCTCCATCTTTCCCAAACATATTGGATGCGGTTCAAAGCTATCAAAACCAACAAAATCAAGTTCCTGTTAATCGAGTAGCAGAAAATGGCCCAATAGCTGGATCAATGGATCCAAGATCATCTAATCAATATGTGTCTGCTATGGAAGCAGCAGGAGCGGGACAGGGACAGACTATTGATCAAATGGGGCTTAAACCAGGCGGCGGTATTGGATTGCAGTCTGATTTAATTGATTATGCAAAAGATGGCAGTGGAAGGATTTCATATAAAGGTCAAGATACTGGATTAACTGCTGATGAATTAAACGATGCCGCAAATAGATTTTCTAATAATTATGGCTCTCCAGATCATTACAAAAAGACTTTTGGTAACCAAGAATTCCTATTGGCGGTAGCCATTGGGCTAAACTCATTAAGCACATTCCCAAATCAACAATGGGGACAATATTTGCAAGGCCAAATGGAAGGCATTCAAAAGCGCAAAAACGCTATTGATGGCGCTAATTGGCTATTAAGCAAAGGTAGAAAGGATCTTGCAGAAGCAGTTGCTACTGGCTCTTTAGACTTTGATAAAGCATATGCTGAATTTACCAAAAAGCCTGAAGAAACATTTAGAGAGCTTACTGCCGCAGAATACAAAGAAATTGAACACGATCCATTAACAGGTGGTCGAATCCAAGTTAGCGAGACAACTGGCCAACGTAAAGGAGGCCCATACAGTAAATCAACTGCTCCGACCGTGACTGTTAATCTTGGTGACAAAGGCATTGGAAAAGGTTATGAAGAAATGGGCAAAGAATTTGCTCCTGGAGACGTTAAATTAATTGATGATGCTGAAAAAGCAGTTGGAAGAATTTATTCTCTAAACAATACTGCTGACGCTATTGTTCGTGGCGCAGTTAGCGAAGGCAAAGAAGGATTTGAAACTGGCCCATTTGCTGAATTTAGAAAAGGTGTTGATGCGTTCTTGGTTGGATTTGGAAGTAGAGATAAAGCAAGAGTAAACAGATTAACTGACGCAGAGTTGATTAACGCAACACTTGGTGCTGATGTATTTGGCGCAATTGGAGAGCTTGGAATTGGGGCAAGAGGACTTGATACTCCGGCAGAAAGAGAATTCTTGAGACAAGTTCTTACAGGAACAATTGAGACAACTCCAGCCGCTTTGTTGTACATGACTTATATAAGACAAAAAATTCAAAGAAGCGTAATTGATCGATACAACAAAAGGCTTGATAGTAACGTTTATGGCCCATTTAAAGAGCAAAGAGGTTTAAAAAACATTGAACAACCATCATCTATATTTACAGATGACGAAGGCAAATTAAAAGAGTTTAATAGTTACACAGAAATGCAAGATTGGCTTGAAAACAAAAAAACTCAATATTCTGAAAGCACAACTACACAAGGTGCTGGAACAGTTACAAAAGACGGTGTTGAATACGAAATTGAGGAAGTTCAATAATGCCTATATATAAATTTAAAAATCCAAACACCGGACAGGCTGTTCAAGTATGGGCTGATACAAAAGATATGGCGATTCAAAAGTTTCAATCTGAAACAAGAGATCCAAAAACTTTTCGTATTAAAGATCCAAGATCAGATGTATCTCAAAATATAACCGCATTTGATGCTAAAGAGGCAGTTAAGATTTCTCAAAACACGCCAAGCGGCGGTCTTGGAACTCAAATTCTTGGCGGCGTAACTACTGGATTAGCAAATCTTGCTGGGCTACCTGTTGACGCTGTTAGTTCAGCTATGGGCGCTTTTGGGCTTCCAACAAGTGATAAGCCCATAATGGGATCTGAATTTTTAAAAGAAGCATTTGAAGTTCCATTTTTTAATGTTGATACATTGAAATTTGAAAAAAGGCCGTCAGAAATGCCTCCACAAACTGGCGCAGAAAGATTCGCCAGAAGAGGCGCAGAGTATGCCGCAGGATCTGTTGCTGTTCCAGGAGTAGGTGGACTAAAACAAATTGGATCAGCTTTAACTGCCGCAGGCGGAGAGCAAACAGCTTTGGAATTGACTGAGGGAGATATTCCAAAATGGTTACAGCCAATTATAGGTATTGCATCCTCTGTAGTTCCTGGTTTATTAAAAACTGGCGTATCAAAAGGTTTTCAAAAATTTGAAGGTACAAATCCATATCAAGTATATTCTTCTGGAATAAGAAAGGAAGCATCTAATCTTTATTCTCGAATTCGTGATAATAAAAATCTAGTAATAGATCCAACTATTTTTCAAGGATTGGAGAATGATGCATTTAACTTTGCAAAACAAAATGGACATACATTTATAGACGATGCTGGAAGAGAAGTAATTAAAAAAGATTTTGAAAAAACAAAAGAAATATTAAGCACTTTGAGAGGAAGAGATCGCCAAAATTATGTTAGCGGCGCTCAAGCAATGTCTGACAGACTAAGTATTCAAAATGCTATTGAGGATGCTGAAGGTGCAGAAAAGGCAATGCTTGGCTTTATTTGGAATCAATATAAAAACAGAGTTTCGTCTCAACTTGGCCCAGAATTCCAAATGGCAAATGAATTGTGGAGACGCTCATCAAATGCTAACAAAATACTAACTGAATTGAATATTGCTGGAAATGCAATTGATCAAGGCGGAGACGCATATAAGCTGGTGCAAAGTAGACTTAGAAACTTGCTAAATAGAATTGACAAAGGTTATGAGCCTACTTTTAATGAAAAAGAAATAGAAGCAATAAGAAATGCTTCAAAACAGACAAACGTACAGTCTATGGGAAGGTTCTTGCAACAATTTGGATTTAGCGGTAGAGGAATTGTTGGAATGGCTACTGGAGCCGCACTTCCAGGAAGCGCTTATGCTTTAACTGGAGATTTAGGAACAACGGCACTTGTAGCTGGATTGTCAACTGGAGCATCTGCCGCCGGACGAGGCATGGCCAGAGGATCTCAAAGCGCAAAAGTAAATAAAATGATTGAAGAAGTTTTGGCAAATCCAAAACTAGGGCCAGAAGCCAAAGATCAATTAATTAGGGCTATACAAACGTATGCAGCGCAACAAGCAGGCGGTATTGCTGAAGGCGTTGAATCAGGCGTGCAATCTATAATGCCATAAGGGAATATAAATGAAGCCAGAACGTATGGATAAAACGAAGATTGAAGGCATTGTACAAAACGCTGTGCAAGATGCTGTTGACTTCATTGAAAGCGAAATAGCAGAAGATAGGATTAAAGCCCAACGTTACTTTGATGGCGAAGTGGATATTGGCCAAGAAGATGGCAGATCAAAGGTAGTTGCCACTAAAGTGCGGGACACGGTTCGAGCTATTAAGCCAAGCCTTATGCGCGTGTTTCTATCTACTGATAAGCCTGTTGAGTACGTTCCAAAAGGGCCAGAGGATATAGCAACGGCGCAAATGGCAACTCAGTATATGCACTGGGCATTTAGCGAGATTGGTGGATATCGCATTGTAAATGATGCGTTCCATGACGCATTAGTTAAGAAAGTTGGAGTTCTAAAGGTATATTGGGACAAATATACAGAATCTGAAACATACTCTTATACGAATCTAACCGATGATGAATTTACCGCAATTGTTAGTGAAGATGACATTGAAGTTATTGAGCATAGCGAAGAAAGTTCTATGTCCATTGATGAAATGGGCATGGAAATGGAAGCTAGAGAACATTCTGTCACGATTATACGAAAGAATGAAAAAGGGCAGTTAAAGGTTGAATCAGTGCCGCCAGAAGAATTTATGGTGGACAGAAACGCTCGATCAATTGATGACTTCTATGTCATAGCTCACCGCACCGAAATGCGCGTATCTGACGTGGTTAACATGGGATACGACTTTGATCAGGTATCAAAGCTCACCGGAATTGGATCAAGCGATACATATTCAGAACAAGAAGATTTTGAGCGTCGCGGATATCAGATGGACGAGGATGAGCAAACGCCAGACTTGTCAATGAAGCTGGTGGCGATTACCGAAGCCTACATGAAAATGGATATCGAAGGCACTGGAGTTGCCCAGTTATACAAATTTATACTTGGCGGTAACGACTATCAGTTATTGGATTATGAGCCTTGGACAGAGATTCCATTCGCCATATTTGAGGTCGATCCAGAGCCACACGCATTCTTTGGTAGATCAGTAGCTGATTTGATTATGACTGATCAAGATGCATCTACAGCTATGCTTCGTGGCGTACTGGATAACGTGGCATTGACCAACAATCCAAGGCTTGGATTTGTAGAAAATCAGGTCAATGTAGACGATCTCTTAAATAACGAGATTGGCGGTATTATCCGCATGAAATCTCCAAACTCTATCCAAGAGATATCTGTGCCGTTTGTAGCAGCTAACACGCTTTCGGCTATCCAGTATATGGATCAGATGATTGAGGGCAAGACAGGCGTTTCTAGGGCCGCTATGGGCCTAGATCCAGATGCCTTACAAAACACCACCGCTACGGCGGCTCAGTTGACCGCACAGGGCGGCGCGGCTCAGATAGAGGTAATGGCAAGGAATCTGGCAGAAGGTGGCATGAGGCGCTTATTTAAGCTCATGTTGAAGCTGTTTGTAGAGAACAGTGACGAAGAGCAATTAATGCGCATGAATAGCCAGTTTGTGCCTATTGATCCACGCTCGTGGAACACCAATATGGACGTTATGTGTAACGTTGGATTAGGCACCGGAAAAGACGATCAGAAGGTTGCCGCACTGCAACAAGCTCTAGGGCTACAGATGCAAATATGGCAGACATATGGCCCAGGCAATGGCTTGGTAACGATGACGCTAATTCGCAATACGTTGGCAGATATGTTGGCGGTTGCTGGCATTAGAAACAGTGATAGATACTTCTCTCCATTAAATGAGCAAATGGAACAACAATTGATCCAGATGAAGATGATAGAAGCATCACAGAAGCCACAGCCAATTGATCCTGGTACGGCAATGGTGCAAGCCGAGCAACTCAAGGCTCAGACTAAGGCGCAAACAGATTTGGTCAAGATGCAAGTAGATGCTCAAAAAGCTATTGCTCAGGATGACAGAGAGCGCGATAAGATGGATCAAGATTTACTTATCGAGGCCGCTAAGATACTTGGACAATATGGAGCAAAAGTTGATGTTGAGGCTATAAAACAAGCCCAACAAGCTCCTAGATATCCAGATCAAGCTCCCGCTCAAGCTGTTACTGGCGGAAGGTTTTAATGAACATTAAAGATAAAGCATCAAAGGTTAGACAGCTTCAAAACGACGAGACTTTTATCTCAGTTATAGAGGCTGTTAAATCTAAACAAGTTGCAATTTTTTTAAACGCAAACTCTACTGAAAAGGATCGAGAAAAGGCGCACAACGTTATTTGTGCATTAAGCGAAGTCAAGGATTACATTAACTCAGTTTTAACTGACGAAAAAATCTTTGACAAAAACAACTAAGGGAGATAAGCACCGTGTCTGACACGACTGAAAACCAATTTGACGGAAGTATTGAGCAAGCAGTTGGACTTATTGTACGAACTGACGAGCCAGAAGAAGTAGAGACAGAAGAAGTTACTGAGTCCGAAGATGCCACTCCAGAAATGGAAGCGTCAGAAGAGGTATCGGATGAGGTAGATGACGCTGAGGTCGACGACAGCGAGGAAGAAGAGGTAGAAGTCGAAGCGAAGGATAGTGACGAAGAGGCTGATGACGAAGCCGATTCTGAGGAACCAGTTTGGCACGTTGTCAAAGTAGACGGCGTGGAAGAGCGGGTAAGCCTAGAGGATCTAAAGCGAGGTTATTCAGGCCAAAAGTATATCCAAAAAGGTATGCAGGAAGTTGCTCAATCTCGAAAAGAGCTTGAGTCAATGTACAGCGATATCAATGCTATAAGGCAGAACGTAATTCAACTAGAGCAGATGTATCAATCTGGTCAAATTCTGCAAGAACCAAAAGCACCTACAAAGGCTTTATTCGACGAAAATCCGTTAGGATATGTAGAAGCAAAAGCCCAATATGAAGAGGACATTCAGAAATATCAAGCTCAAAGACAGCGAATTGCGGAAGAAATGCATTACGCAAAAGAAGCTGAAAAAAGAGCTAAGGCTATTTACACTCAGCAGGAAGCGATTAAATTAATCGAATTAGTGCCTGAGTTGAAAGATCCGCAAAAATCTGAATCTCTTAAAAATAGGATGTATAAGTTAGCTACTGAATACTATGGTTACACTCATAAAGACATGGAGGAACTAATAGATAGCAGAGCAGCTAGGATCTTAGCAGATGCCACGAAGTACAGGAATATGATGGATGGCAAGTCGAAAGCCGAGGCGAAAGTCAAGGGCGCGAAACCAGTCATAAAGCCTGGGGCAAAGAAAGTTGAAAATTCGCGCCAAAAAGCAATGGAACGGCAACGGGCCAAATTTAAACAAAGCGGACGCATCGAAGATGCTCTCAGCTTTATTGTTAATGAATAACTTTGAGGTAAACTAAAATGGCACAACCAACCAATACTTTTGACAGCTATGATGCTGTCGGTATTAGAGAGGATCTCTCTAATATCATTTATGACGTATCTCCAGAAGATACACCTTTTTACTCTAAAGCAAAAAAAGTAAAAGCAACCAACACTTACCATGAGTGGCAAACAGATGCTCTTCGCTCTTCTGCGGCTAACGCTCACATTGAAGGCGATGACACAACTGCTAACTCACGTTCAGCAACTGTACGTCGTGGTAACTACACTCAAATCTTTAAGAACGCAGTTATCATTCCTGATACTGACAAAGGTTTGAATAAAGCTGGTCGCGCATCTGAGATTGCTTATCAAATGCTCAAGACTGCTAAAGAGCAGAAACTTGACATTGAGAAAGCTCTCTTTGACAACAACGCTCGCGTTGCTGGCAATAGCTCAACTGCTCGTGAACTTGCTGGTGCTCCTGCATGGTTGATTTCTAACACCGACTTTGGCGACAACGAAGGTGCAGATCCAACTGGTGACGGAACTGACGCTCGTACAGACGAGACGACTACGCTTCAAGCGTTTGATCAAACTCGTTTTGACGGTGTTATGCAGTCAATTTGGGAAGCTGGTGGCAAGCCAGACACTGTTTATCTTTCAGCATTCCAGATGAACAAAGCTCTTGCTTTCACTGGTAACAACAATCAGCGTTCAGCAGTTCAGGCTGGTGACATGAAAGTTGTTAAATCTCTCGACGTGTACGTCACGCCTTGGGGAACGATTGAGTTCCTTCCATCTCGTGAAAACCGTTCACGCGACGTGTTCATCATGCAAGACGACATGTGGTCAGTTGCAGTTCTTCGCGGAACTACAAACACTGAGCTTGCAAAAACTGGTGACAACACGAAGCGTCAAGTCGTAACCGAGCTAACTCTCGTATGTAACAACGAGAAAGCACACGGCGGCGTATTTGACAACACAACATCTTAATGATGTATGGGGGGCTAAATGCCCCCCTTTTTTTAGGAGCTTGTTTTGAAAATTAAAGAAATAGTTCATCACGATGACGGCGGAGATACTCTTACCGTTGAAAGAGTGTATGACAATCAGCCAGTTTTAGATTCTGTCAAGCAAATAAAAGATGCCGGACTAGGGCAGACTGGCGATAAAAGGCTGGTAGGACGCATTCCTTTGCATATAATGGCGCAATGGCTCAAAGAGGCTGGCATTAGTTGGACTGACCATGAGGCGGCCAAAGAAGTTATTAAACGCAAGATATTATCTGGCGATTTTAGTAAGTTAAGAGTATGGGAAGGAACATACTGATGGATCAAACTTTATTCAACTGGGTTTTTGGTATAGCTACTACATCGTTAGGATTTCTTGCTCATACCATATGGAGTTCTATACGAGACATGCAGAAGGCTCAATCGAGGCTTCAAACAAGACTCAGTGAAGTAGAAGTTTTAGTCGCCGGAAGCTATGTTAAGCGCCAAGAATTTGAAAGATTTGTTGATAGAGTTATTGATAAGTTAGATGCTATCGACGCTAAGATTGACGGAAAGGCTGATAAGTAATGGCCAAAGTTAAATCTTTCGACGTAAAAGCAAAGCCAGTTCCTAAAAGAAAAAAGTTAAGTAAACGTAAAAAATTAGCAAGAATAGCAAAAAAATCTAAAGCCAAGAGTCCATTATTCCGATGAGAAAACTACTACTAGCGCTACTTTTAACTATCCCAGTTGCAACTTCTACCGCAACAGATACTGTAAGTAGCACGGTATCTAGTACGGTTTCTAGCTCATCAAATACAGTCGGCACTACTACTGTAGATAAAACAGTAAACAGCGCACACTCTCCAAACGTAATCGTAAACAATACCGATATCTGTACTACTGGAGTTGCCGGTGCGGTGCAAACTCAGATACTTGGAATATCTGGCGCAACAACCATCCGTGACGTTAATTGTGAAAACTTAAAATTGTCAAAACAGCTATACGCTATGGGCATGAAAGTTGCCGCAGTTTCATTATTATGTATGGCGGATTATAGAGTGTTTCAATCAATGTGGGACGCTGGTACATACTGCCCAATCAATGGTTTGATTGGCAAAAACGCAAAACAAGCATGGCTTGCTAATCTTGATCGAGTGCCAGAAGGTGCGCTTGAATACGAAAAGTTAGTATTAGCAAAAGAGGTTGATAGGTCAGAAAAGTTTAAAGACAAGCATGATAAACAAAAATGCTTACTTCATCCTTACTATTGCGAAAAGTAGCATTATCGCTACTAATTCCTAGTTTTTGTCTTGCGGTAGATACTACCGACAATCTTATTGACAATGATCAATGGATCATTGATGGCGATATAGATTTTTGGGAATCTGGCGCTGACAGTGTTATATGGGTTTATAGCAATACAGAAGCCACCGTATCTCAAGTAATAGATTTAAGCCAGTACGAGTTCATTGGCGACATAAGATACGGCATGAGCGCATACGGATGCAACAACACTCCTAGCGGCGCTTGGTGCGAGCAAACTGCCGACACCAGCTACTACGACACTCTTACTGTTACGGTTAATTATGGGAATAACACTTACACCGATACAGTAACGTTAAATTACAATGATTACTTCGTAGATTACAATTTCTCGTTTACAGCCACAGAAGATTACAGCACCGCAACTATTAGCTTTACTTCGCAAGATCCAGGCGGATGGAATGGATACTTTGCCAGCGCGACTACAGACGTATATTTCAATCTCGATTACAACACTTACACCGAGATGCTAGTTACCGATCCTGCGCTAGATGACATTATCAATCCAGACTTCTCTGATATAGCAATAGATCCAATTGCCGACATTGGCATTGATCCATCTATGGATGTTGGCGTTGATACTACAATGCCAGCGCTTGATCCAATAGTTGTTGAGATTGACATGCCTGGGATGGATACAACTATGGACGCTCCAATGGACATGGCAGACATGAGTATGCCAGACATGGAGATAGCTCCAATGGAGTCTCCAGAAATGTCAGAAGAGGTTGTAGTTGAGATCGAAATGTCAGATCAACAACCAACTCCAGAAATGGCTCCAGCAGAGCAACGGCAAGAGCCAGAAGTGGCGCAAGAGCAATCTTCGCAAGAGCCTGACGCTAAAGTTGAGCAGGCGCAATCTGAGCAACAAGAATCATCTAGTTCATCTTCTGCTGGCAATTCTGAAACCAAGTCTAATGTCATAACGATCACCGAAATGAGTATGCAACAGGTTGCCGCTAATTTTGATTCAGCCTATGACGCGCAGGCTCAGGCGGTAGCTATTGCGGTTATGTCAATGTCAGCGCCAAGCTATGAGGCAGTGGCGCAACTTCGAGATGCTGAGTTTTACGATATTATAGAAATCAAGGAAACTAACAAGCTAAAAGATAGACTTTGGGGCGCAATTTATTTAGACGATAAGAAATGGAACGAAATGGTGGATGAACAATATGAGTACAGAAATTAACGTAGGCGGCATTAAATTTACTGGTGGAAAAGTTTTTGCGGTATTGACTGCGCTTAGTAGCGCGGCCGGTATCGTTTGGGGAGCCGCGTTGTTCTGGCAAGATTATGAGGGATTAAAAGCAAAGCTCAGAAATCTTGATCCAGGCGCAATCGAGACTCAAGTAAACACTTCTATGATTAAAGTAGAGGAGGCAATTAGCTATGCAAGAGATATTAAGGAAGATTTACGAACTGATGTTATCAATGTTGAAAGCGCTTTATCTGATGTTGAAAAAGCCATGCGAGATGTTGAAAAACGGAATCGTGATGTTTTGGCAGAAGCTAAAATCTATTTTGAAGATCGCATTGGACAGATAGATAGCAAGTCTAAAGAAAACGAAAGCTCCAACCGCAAACTTGTCGAGGACTTTCAAAAGTGGTTTGACGAAAGATTGCAGTCGGTAGATGCGCAGTCTCAGGCAAACTTAGACAAAAGTCGCAAGGCACTAGATGACGCGCAATCTAAGTTTGAATCAAGGATGGCGGCATTTAATGAAAATGCAGTTGCATGGGAAGAGCGCAACAGAGAAGCAATTGTTAACGCTCAGAAATGGTTTGACGAGCGAGTTGTGTCAGTTGACGCACAAATGAAAGAGCTTGAAGAGCGCATGAACAAGCGCATAGATCGAGCTATGACTAACATATTGTCGGAGCAATAATGGTTAAAAAAGTCTATCAAAATCCAAAAGGTGGCCTAAACGAAAAAGGCCGTAAATACTTTGAGAATAAAGAGGGCGGAGACTTGAAGGCTCCAGTTAAGTCTGGAACCAATCCAAGACGCGTATCTTTCGCCGCGAGATTCGCAGGGATGAAAGGCCCTATGACTGATTCTAAGGGCAGGCCAACTCGTAAAGCGTTGGCGTTAAAGGCTTGGGGCTTTGGAAGTGTTGAGGCCGCAAGAAATTTTGCTAACAAACACAAAAAGAGTAAATGATGAAACGAGGACTTTACGCAAACATTCACGCAAAGCGTGAGAGGATTAAAGCTGGATCTGGTGAGAAAATGAGAAAGCCAGGTACTAAAGGCGCTCCAACTGCTTCGGCATTTAGGAAGTCTAAGAAAACTGCCAAAAAAAAATAATTGGCTGATCCAGTAGCTAGGCGTAATTCTCGTTACAAGAACGCTTACGGAATTACTTTTAAAGATTACGTTGAAATAGCATTTAGGCAAGACAATAAATGCTTGATCTGCGGGATAGACGGCAAGGATACAGATAGAGGTAAATTATCTGTTGATCACTGCCACAAATCTGATCAAATTAGAGGATTAATTTGTCAGAAATGTAATACTGGGCTTGGGCTTTTTAAAGACAATCCTAAAAGTTTAAGTAAAGCTATTAGATATTTAAAACGATTTAAGAGGAAGCAGTTATGTTTGGAATGGGGCCGGAAGTTTTATTGGCTGCTGGCGGTAATCTCATGGGCATTGTCTCCGGTTTACTGGCGAACGCGCAAAAGGCAAAAGCAGACCAACATAAAATGATGATGGAGAAGCTCACGTTCGATCTAGAACGAGAGAAAATCCATTCAGAGCTATCAAACAAAGAGTTTCAGGTAAGGACTTCTGACAAGTTTTCTAGCTTAACCAGGCGCATATTGGTTTTGGCTTTTCTAGCTATGGTGGTTGTTATCAGCCTTGCGCCAATGATTGCACCAATAGATATTGCAGTGCCAGTTGAAATGAAGTCTGGCGGCAAGTATCTATTTGGGCTTATTGACACAACAAAAACATGGACTGAGTGGAAGATTATTGAACACGCGGCCATGTTCAGGACTACATATGACCAAGTGCTTATAATGGTATTTAGTTTCTATGTAGGATCATCCGCAGTTAAACGTTAAGGAGACAAAATGAAAACTTGCCCAACTTGCCCAAGCCCTAAGAAATGCATGGCCGCTGGTGAATGCATGATGAAGAAAATGGCTAAAAAAAAGTCCAAGAAAACCAAAGCTAAAAAGGGATACTAATGCCATTAATAAAAAGCAAATCAAAAAAAGCCTTTCAAAAGAACGTTGAGGCTGAAATTAAGGCTGGCAAACCGCCAAAACAGGCTGTTGCCATCGCTTATTCGGTAAAACGTAGGGCTGGCAAAAAGAAAAAGTAATGTTAATCCGCATCCTGAGCTTGCTTATAGCACTGGCTTGCTCAGGATGTAGCGTCATTGCGGCCAAGAAGATATTGGACGCTGCTAGGCCTGCTCCGGTGTACAATGTGACTTATCAATGCCCAGCCTTGATCACTGATCGGGCTAAGGAAGAGATCCGGCATGCGGTTATGCAGGAGCTTATGATGGACAGGTATTTTGAGGATTGTGACATAGATGTCGACTGCTACAGACCATAAATGTATCTATATAGAATGGGTCGATGCCGTAGCTGACTCAGGATGGGAAGAAACAAAAAAGCCTGAGCTACACGATTGCTACACCTTGGGCTTTATCGTGGCCGAGGACGACAATGCAATATGCGTTGCATCCGCCATATCCAAAAAAGAATCAAACGCCAAAATGCATATACCGAAGGCTTGGATCAAAAGAGAGGCTAGATTCACCATGGAATCCATAAAAAAAGCCCCAAAACGCGGGGCTTGAGGGGAGGAGGAGAAAATCATCCGAGAGAGTTGAATGCCTCATAAATTCTCTCAACTGAATCATATCCGTATTTTCTGGCCAAAGCAAGCGCCTCAGAAGCTGTATATATTTTCCCGTCAATAAACGTAAATAGAGGCTCTCCAGCGCGTTCTTTTCCAGTGGCCACCAGATAGTATGGCCCAAACTTTATGTGCTTTATGCGCTTCTTAAACTTGCGTAAATTGATGCTCACCATCCAAGCACTTCTGCCAATCCAAAGTACATAGCCACAAAAAATATTATTACTAGAATCATGGCGCCCATCCCGATGAGGTTAATCTTATCTGCCCCAAGGATGCTATGCTCTGGATCTGCGTATGTAAGCTCCTGAGCTATACCGTTAAACAGATCTTCTGCTTTTAATATTTTATTTATATTCGGGCAACTATTGCCATTTTCCCAACTGCTAATAGTCTTATGATGTACTTCGAGCTTATCCGCCAAGTCTTTCTGCGTCATATTGTACTTGGTTCTCATTTCCTTCAAATATGTTGAAAATCTGTATGATTTAGACATGTTCATGCTCCATCTCCTTAAAAAAATTCTCGACTTGGCACTGAGCATCTTCGCACCCTTTACACACTATAACACTTTGGTTGATAGATTTTAAATAATTGTGCCATTCTATTTGGCTTTTGGATACAGCGCCACCACTTTTTTTCTTCATTTCAATCCAAAGTAGCCATTCTGGAACGAATAAGTCTGGGACTCCTGGAGTTACGCCCTCGGCCTTGAGACGTGCGGCGGTTACGATGTTTCTTTGGCCGCCGTTTGGTATCGCTATTATCTTGGCTTTGTAGGTCTTGCGAAACCAGCTTACAAACTCCCGTTGCTCAACGTGTTCAGTTCGCCCACTCTCTGTTAGTGACTTTGTAGAACTTGCCTTCCTGCGCATATGATATCTCATTTGGACATCGCCCCGTATTCAATATTGAACATAATTCGTCTAAATCATCCGCCATATAAAATATTGATGAAGCATCAATATTTGATTTATGAGCTATCTCAATAATCTTTTGGCGTGATTTCTCTCCGGCATATCCTTCGTGCATTATCGCAAAATACTCGGAAACAATAGGATCCATGATTTGCTTTGAGTAATACCTAACTTTGATCATTTCCTTGCCGCTTGCCTTAGATACATGCTTAGACCAATGCCAATTGCCAATAGATATCATTTTGTGTTTTTTGCCCATGATATCTACATCATGTAGTTTCATAAGTTTTTCTTTTGGAGGCGGAAACTCGTAACCGCAATCTGGGCATGTTTTAACTGCTGGAGGAACCAGGCTATCGCACTGTGGGCATACTTTAACTGGAGCTTCACCGCTCCCTTCCTTTTGTTTATTTGGTGATCTAACGTTAGTAATAGGCCCGTGATTTTGAACTACTCCAGCGAAATCTAACACCATGCAATGATCCGTGTGGCTTTTGATTCTCATCCCGCGCCCAGCCATTTGCACATACAGTCCAGGCGACATGGTTGGTCGTAGCATTACGATAAGATCAATGTCTGGATAGTCAAAGCCAGTAGTTAGCACATTGGCGTTAGTCAGCGCTCGAATCTTGCCAGACTTGAACTCGCTTATGATTCTTTCCCGTTCAGTCTTAGGAGTTTCTCCCGTAATACATTCTGCCTCAATGCCTCGATCAAGCAATATGTCCTTGATGGCCATCGCATGCTTAACTCCAGCACAAAAGAAAAGCCAAGCCTTACGGTCACCGGCTAATTTAATAACTTCGTCTACAGCTTCGTTATTTGTGTGATCTTTGTTAACTGCGGCCTGTAGTTCCTTTTCTATGTACTCACCGCCGCGCTTATGCACTCCAGATACGTTTAACTGTACGCCAGTTAACTTAGACTTTAGTGGTGCTAGATACTTATCCTCAACTAACGCCTCAATGCTTGTTGGCTCTATTAGCGCAGTAAATATGCCGCCTTTATCGGTAAGCATGCCATGCCCTAGCCGGTACGGAGTGGCCGTCAATCCAATTATCCGCATCGCGGGATTGATGATCTTTAGGCCGTCAATTAATTTTCTGTAGCTGGTGTTGGTGTTATGCGATATCAGGTGCGCTTCGTCTACGATCATCAAGTCTATACGCCCTAGGTCACCGGCTTTCTTTCTGATAGACTGTATTCCAGCAAACGTGATTTGCTCATGGGATTCTTTACGCCCAATTCCTGCACTATATATCCCTAACGGCGCATCCGGCCAGTGCAGTAACATTTTTTCTGCGTTCTGCTCGATCAATTCTTTTACATGAGTTGCCATTAACACGCGAGTCTCAGGCCATTGCGTTATCGCATCCTTACATATTGCTGCAACAACGTGCGACTTGCCACTTCCGGTTGGCAATACGATGCACGGGTTGCCGTACTTATTAGCGCGGAACCAGTCGTATAGTTGATCAATCGCTCTTTGTTGATACTTACGAAGCATTTAAATTTTCTTTTTAAATCCAAGATGCCTTAAAAAACCGTCCATTGCTTGATAACATTTTTCAAGCGGAGTTTTTCTTACATATTTTTTCATATGAGTACAACCATACGATGCTTTCATAATTTCTTCATTTTGATAAACTCGTTGCAATTTAACGTTTCCTTTTTTAGGAAAAAATCTAACAATCATCATTGGATCGTCTTTTTTTAATAATATATTTTTAGTTTTATTAATTATTTCTCCACTAACTTCTATTGGCCTAATCCATTTCCCAATATTAAATCTTCCAGGTATAACGGTTAATTTGTTATAAATTGGAGAAATTTGAGGCAAAATTGTAAATGGCATTGACTCCATATCCACTGATTCTTGAGAAAAAAACAGTAACTTTGGAGGCAATGTAAGGCCCATTCTTTTAATTCCAAATTCATTGGAATCTCTTACTACAAAAAAGTCGTCAAAGAATTTTTGGTCAGCGTTGGTTACTTCAACGTATTCTTTTTCAATATCTATATTTATATTTAAATCAATTGGAGACTTAATAACAAATGCATTTTTACAAAAATCCATTAGCGCATAACATTCCATGTAGTTTGGAGGAAATGTCCATTGATTCATTTTTTTATTTTGCTCATTAATGTAATAAAACAATGGAACAGGATCTGAAAAACATCCTTCCAATCCATAATGATCATACGCAAAAGCGCACCACTTTATTTCGGTCATCCTATTATCTTTCCGCCATCAAAACGTAAGTCCGCCATAAACTGATCAGGCTTCAGGCATGCATCAAGATTGCTTACCAATTCAGTGCTGGCGTATGTATTAGCATCGCTTTCCCCGTTCCTGATAAAGTTGCCTTGTATCTCCCACAATGCCTCATGCGGATCGCTACTCTCTAATCGAGTCCAGGGCACAACGTCAGGATGCAAGACGTGCGAGTCGCATCCCTTACGCTGAAAGTCCTCTGGAATGTCCTCAGCTTTGAATCTGTCACAGTCCCATGTGCCGTTAGGCTTTGGAGTGGAGTGCGCGCACGTTCTGCAATTGACCTGTTTGGTAGGTTGCCCCTCGTGGCATATGTGTTTAGCAGGACAACTTTTGCACATGAACCAAGTAGGATCATCTGATAATCTTGGCGGAGCTTCATTTGCCAATGTAATGAATTCGCCCTTTTTTAATAACCGTTCAGCGAATTGCTCATCGTACTCAACGATCTCGGTGTACATCTCATCGTTATCCTTGCACACGGCAACGTATAACGCTTTATGAATCTTCATGCCGTTCATATACACTTGCATCTGCGCATAGTGCATTGGCTTAGTTTCCTGTACGCCCTTTCGCGAAACAAGATCAAAAGACTTTTTGTTGTGAGTCTTAAACTCAGCAATAAACTTTTCCTCTTCATGCCCAGGCACACCACCGTAAATGATGCCGTCAACGCTACCGCTAATGTGATTGCCAAACTCAACGCGAGATTGATTGTCGCCAACGTTACGGATATTGATATTAATTGCTCGGAGGTCAGATACTATCGTTCTCTCTTCTAATTGCCCTCGACGAAACAAGCGGCGCATGCGGCCAGAGAAGTTTTCTGAAAACGCCCAACGAAACATGTACCACAAATAGCGTTCACACTTGTGACCAAGTATTGATCCGCCCATGTGTCCGCGCTGAGTGTCAGTATTCTTTGCATGGTATTCGTCAATGCGTTCTACGATTTTGCTCATGATGTTCCTAAGAGAAGGGGGCCGAAGCCCCCTTGTTAAACAAGTCCAAAAGCTGGATGATAAGGATGATTACTGTCAATTTCTTGATAATTTTCATTACCTCGTGGTTCATCATCTATTGGAAACATAAAATCAATCATGAAATTTTCAAGAGTTGGAGACACTAAATGTATTGGATTAACTTTAGCGTGATGTGCAACTTTTTTTGCATGAACAGGCGGAAAATATCCTCTTATGCAACAATTACTAACATATTGCTGAGTAACTTTTAGTAATTTTGCGACTTTTCTTTGGCCGCCAAGAATTTCAATTGCCTCTTTGACTTCTTTTTTAGACATAACTTTCTCCTTCTCTATTTTGATTTGGAAAAACTAAATCAATTGCAAACTTTTCAACTTCTGGATTTATTAAATGTATTGGATGAATGTTTGAATTATCTGCAATTTTTTTTGCGTGGCTAATTGGGAAATATCCTCTCATTACGCAATTACTTATATATTGTTGACTAACATTCAACAATTCTGCTGTTTTCTTTTGGCTTCCGATGTTTTTGATAGCCATTTTTACTTCTTTTTTAGACATGAATATCTCCCTATTGTTTAGCCCAAGGTGCTGCGTTAGATTTCGTTTCCTGAGCTTTCGGCAATGGTGATCCACCGCCGGACGACTTCCAATCCTTAACTTCATTTCGAGCCGCATATTGATCAGTTGCTGGAGTGACTCCAACTTTGATCGACATGGTTAAACCAATAAGTTCATCGGTATCGGATGGCAATGAGGTCAGGCCGCCTGCGGCTGACATTTTGCTTAACTGCTTACGGCCAATGTTCTCTGCCGTTGCGTTAGGATTTTTGTATGTCACGTTTCCCCATACTTTGCGGTTGGCGTAGTTATTGCCAATAATGTTATATGTTACCGCAAAATAGGCTCCAGTCCCACTTTTTGTGGATCTAACTTCAACATTTTCGATCATCGCGTCATACCAGCCTTCCGGCAATGTGTCGATTTGTTGCTTTTCTTCTACGTCGAGGTCGAATGATTCAAAATCTAATGTACTCATGATTATTCTCCAAAAACAATTTGATAAGATGGACGTGATGGAACTGTGGTGATTGCCTCTAGTAACGGATTGGTGATCTTTTCATCGGCACTTCTCCAGCTACTCAGATTAATCTCTGCCTTCCATCGGAACAGAGTTGGCAAGTAATCAGACAAACCAGCTTCACGGGCAACGTCCTGCAATTTATCGCTGTCCACTTTGCGATTCAATCTGCTTACAACTTTGACTCTGTACGGGCCAAGGTGCAAATTAACCGTACCGTCTTTTGCTTCGTCAACATCGAGCAACTTTGACAACTCATCTTCTGCCGCTCGCCGTTGTTCTACCGCTTGGCGCTCCTTTTCTTTTGCTTCGATCCAGATCATGCTCAAGCGTCGTACTTCATCATCTTCTGCTGCTGCGGGACTCATACTCATATCAGCCTCCAATTTTCGCAATGATTTTTGATAAGTTCGGTTCTTCCCATTCATCGAGCTTGCCCGAACGATCCTTGGCCTGCCATGACGCGTCACCGTGACACTTCAAGCCGTGCCATGCAACACCGTCAGAGTTCTTTTCGATCCGCATCGCCAGCACCTCATCAAAGAAATACGGCAACTGCTGACCGATCTTGTTTCCAGGCATCGACGGCGCGTACAACATGCGGCCCATCTCGTCCTGCATCTTATCCAGCTTGGCGGTCATCAGGACGTGCATTGGCAAGTCTCGGAATGCCCTGATCAAGTCTGTCATTTGTTCCTGCATCGCGCCGTATGCTTGGCGCGGGTCTTTTGCAAGTTTCTTCTCACTGTTCAGCACTACTTCGGCTATCTCAGATATTGAGTCCACCGCTACTGATGAAAAGTCTTTGGCGTTATCAACAAGCCACGAATAAGCCTCTCTGAGATCCGCCATTGTGCTGATCTCAATAAAAGGTAGTTCGGTATCACTAATTGATAACAAGCCGCCCTCAGCGCTCAGAATGACCGGATTGGGCAATGTTTTAATTAACGTTGTCTTACCAGCACCAGCTTGGCCATATACAAGCACCTTAACGCCGGTAGATGATACGGACGACGTACTTCTAAGATTGACTGACATTTGTTTTCCTTATGTTAAAGGCGGTCGGACTATCCGTTCGCCTATTTAAATATTAGCAGAGTCTTTTAGGTATAGGAATATACTCTTTGGACGCTACTAATAAATCTGCGTATTCCTCAAACGCCTCTTCCCGTTCATGTTTATCGGTAAGGTCAGCGCCTGGAAACATATCTTCTAAATTCTCACCAACAGCTTCATCGTCTGAAAACTCAATAACGTACAAACCAGGCCCCTCAAGATAAAGGTTGGATATCCAGTAATAAGGATCGGACGCGCTCATTGATATCAGTTCCACCAATTTCTGCGAGTCTTGTTGTATCGATACGAATTTCTTGCGTTTCATGTGAAAGATTGTACTTCAAATCAATTATTATTAAGACCAATATCAAATTGATCATAAAGGCTATTCCGATGCAGATGTTCAGATGCCAGCTTAAAGCTCGCTCCACACCAAAGTTATCCACAAAATTATGTATTTTTTTAAGCATCAATTGTCCTTATATTTTTCGATCATGGATGGCTCTACCAATTGGCAGAACCGCTTACCTTCAACGTGCATTTGGAACTCGTAACTATCAACGTCAATAGTCTGAAGCTCCGCAAAGTATCCGGCGTACTCTAACAACTGAGGCAAGTCTTTATCGTCTCGCTCAATGTACGCCCACTTGCCATCGACTTTTATGATGCTAGGGATATCGTGATCGCGGTCTGCCGCCATCGCAAGGAACAACAGATTTACTTTTAGTATTTTCATAAAAATTTCCTTTTTCTGGATTTTAACTGGAACATACTGGTCATTAAGTTGATTTTCCAAATCATGTTTTACCAACAAATATCTTCCCTTACGAACTTTGTCTATGTTTGATTGTAGAATTTTGTCAATTTCATCAATGCAAACTTGCGTAAATATTGTTGAATTTAATATTTTTGAGACGTCACGAATTCTATTTAAAGGCATTCTCAATGTATTGTTAAACCACCATCCAACAGTTGATGGGCCTACCATTAATTCACTTGCTAAATAAGATTTAGATATATTTTTTACAATCATTTGCTCGTGC